TGACAGGTGTTGAGGAGTTCTGTAATGTCGTGACTGAATACAAAGTGGGGGGGGGTAAAGTTCTCGACATTTGTGATTATCGCAAGTTCTTCGAAAGGACGTTTAACGAACTGATCGAGGATATCGCGCAAAAGGTTTACAAAGAGATAATGACAAGTGCAGAGCCGGAATGGTTGCGTGTGACGGTCTATCTTGAAGGCAACGAACATCTGACGGACTGGAGCTGCACAATAGACAGTAGAGAAAATGGATAAAAACGGAGTAATCATCGTATCGGGAGGCATGGATAGTATCACGCTCCTGTACGCAAGAAAAGAAGAAATTGCGCTGGCTGTAACGTTTGATTACGGCAGCAATCATGCAAAGAAGGAAATCGAGTGCGCCAAGTATCATTGTGAACTACTCGGCATTGAGCACATCGTCATTCCCTTGGAGTTTATGCACCAGTATTTCAAATCCTCGTTGCTTTCTGGTGGTGAGTCGATCCCTGAGGGGCACTATGCAGATGAGAACATGAAGTCGACAGTCGTTCCCTTCCGTAACGGCATCATGCTTTCAATCGCCTGCGGTCTGGCCGAGAGCCGAAACTTGAAATTCGTCTACATTGCTAATCATGCGGGTGATCATGCGATTTATCCTGACTGCCGAGCAACATTTATTGAGAGTATGAGTGAGGCTATGGCTTATGGTACTTATGAGCATATCCGGGTAGCTGCCCCTTTCACTCATCTGACAAAAGGCGATATCGCCCACATCGGTGCAGAGCTGGGTGTCGACTATTCGCATACCTACTCATGTTATAAAGGCGGAGAAAAGCATTGTGGCAAGTGCGGCACTTGTGTCGAGCGGAAAGAGGCTTTTGCTCTGGCTGGCATTCCTGATCCAACAGAATATGAACAATAAAACCAAGGAATCATGTATTACGTTTCAAAGAGAATGGAGGTGGCAGGATGCCATCATCTCGTATTAGGTTACGAGAGTCCGTGCGAACGTCTTCACGGACACAACTGGATTATAACCGTCTATTGCAAGGCAAAGACCCTCAACGCTGACGGCATGATAGTGGACTTTAAGCATATCAAGGAGAAGATCCACAGACGGCTGGATCATCAGAACCTCAATGAGGTGCTTTCCTTTAACCCTACTGCGGAGAATATCGCCAAGTGGATAGTTGACCAGATACCCGAGTGCTACAAGGCTCAGGTGCAGGAATCAGAAGGAAATATCGCAATCTATGAGGAGGACGAATGATGAAATACCGAGTAAATGAAATATTCTACTCGCTGCAAGGTGAGGGAATGAATGCCGGACGTGCTGCGGTGTTTATCCGACTGTCTGGCTGCAACCTCAAATGTCCGTTCTGTGATACCGACTTCGCCAGCTATGACGATATGGAGGTAGAGGATATTATCCGTGAGGTGTTCGATACCTGTGACGGCGAGGTTCCCAATCTTTGTGTCATCACGGGCGGAGAACCATCCCTGCAACTTCGTAACGATCTCTGTAACGCTCTGCATCGCACGGGTATGACTATCGCGGTAGAGACCAACGGCACACGTCCCATTCATGCAGATGTGGACTTTGTGACCATCAGCCCGAAAAGTCCTTTTGTCAAAGATGCGGACGTGATGGTATTCAAGTGTAATGAGGTCAAGGTGATAATGACCGAGGATATCACGTGGGATGAGATTCTGGACTTTGAGAAAACCATCGAGGCAGATTATTACTATATCCAGCCCTGTGATACTGGCTTCATTGCTAAGAACGAAGAAAATGCGAGAAACTGCGTGGATTTCGTAAAGGCCAACCCAAAGTGGCGCTTATCACTCCAGCAGCAGAAAATCCTAAATGTAAGATAGTATGGAAAGAGTAGAAGAAATCATCCGTGAGGCACTTATCGCCATCGGGGAAGATCCAGACCGTGAAGGCCTCAAAGGTACACCCGACCGCATCCGCCGTATGTGGCTGGAGATATTCAGGGGTTATGACCCGAAGCAGAAACCAAAGATAACGACCTTCGACAACGATATGCAGTCGGAAGACATCGTTTTCGATACTGGCGACTATTATTCTATGTGCGAGCACCACATGATGCCGTTCTTCGGAAAATATTACTTTGCGTATATCCCAAGCCCGGAGGGTCGCATCATCGGTATTTCAAAGATTGCCCGTGTGGTCGGTTATTGTGCCGCACGTTTGCAGTTGCAGGAACGTCTCGCCCGTGAGATCATGCAGATGTTGTCCGATTCCCTCGAAGGTAAGCATCAGGGAATGGCCATCGTGATGAAAGGCACTCACCTCTGTAAATCCATGCGGGGAGTGAAGTCGCAGGGAGAAATGACCGTTTCAGTCCTGACAGGCATCTTCAAACAGGATGGAGAGGCACGCAGAGAGTTCTATAAACTGATAGACGCGCAAAAACGTTGATTTAAGCGGTGTTTGTCCGTAAGCTAATAACTTTATCGGGCAGCACCGCAAAATCGCGTCAGAATCAAAATAAAAAGGAAATAACTATGGCAAAGAGTAAATTTGAAGAGAAGGCTCCGATAGTCTTGGGATTCCTTTCTGATGGATATACGAATAAAGAGGCTGCACAGAAGGCAGGAGTCGAAGAACATACCTTTTACGACTGGCTCAAAGACAAACCTCAGTTTTTTCAGTTAGTTCAAGACGCGCGCAGGAATGGCGAGCAGAAGGCCATTGCTGCCGTTGAGTCGAGCCTGCTGGACTTGGCGAAGGGCTTCGAGTATGAAGAAGTGACTACGGAATACGAGTCGCAGAAGAATCCCGACTACGATCCGAAGAAAGGCGGGGAGAAATACATCCCGGTCATCAAGAAACAGAAACGTACCAAGAAACGTGTAATACCTTCCATTGAGGCTATCAAGTTCTATTTGACCAACAAGTGTCCTGACATCTGGAAGAACCGCCAGCAGCAGGAAATCGCAAATCTCGACTTGTTGAAGAACCTCCGCGTGGAGCAGGTAGGCACAAAGGATGACGAAGGGCTGATAGTGAATAGTGAGGATGATATCAAGGACTGATGCCTTATAATACGCTCTTTCAGACGGGAAAACTCTTTGAGTTGAACTACGGCGCAAAGGAGCGTGTCGTAGTCAATCAAGGAGGCACCAGTTCGGGCAAGACCTACTCCATCATGCAGGTATTGTTCGTGCTGGGCATCGAGGATGCTGGGAGCGTGATAACGGTAGTCGGTCAGGATATCCCGAATTTGAAGAAGGGTGCGTATCGTGACGCTAAGACCATTTTAAACGGCTCTGCACCGCTTTCTGCTGCCTACCCTATAATCAATGAGGGCGAGCGAATAATCAAGTGTCTGAACGGCTCTATCATTGAGTTCGCCAGCTTCGCAGATGCGCAGGATGCAAAGAGCGGTAAACGTGACTATCTGTTCATCAATGAGGCAAACGGTATCAGTTATGAGGTGTACTGGCAGTTGGCCATTCGAACAAAGAAGAAAATCTTCATCGACTACAACCCTTCTGCTCGTTTCTGGGTGCATGATGAGGTGATCGGGCGAGCCGATACGTTGCTTCTGATAAGCGACCACCGTATCAACAAGTTCTTGGAACAGGACCAGCACGACCGCATCGAGGGCATCGAGGATGAAGAACTTTGGAAGGTCTATGCCAGAGGGCGCACGGGAAAGATAGAAGGCTTGGTGCTGACGAACTGGGACATCTGCGACAGTCTGCCACCGCGTGAGGAATGGAAGCGCAATTACTATGGTCTGGACTTCGGTTTCACGAATGACCCGTCAGCCTTGGAGCACGTCATCGAGGCGCACGGCGACCTGTGGATAGATGAACTGATATACTCGACAGGCCTCACGAACCCGATGATTGCCGAGCGTGCCCGTGATGAGGGTCTGACTCATGATGATGAGATCATCGCCGACTGTGCCGAGCCGAAGAGCATCCACGAGCTGAACGGCATGGGCTTGTGGGTAAGCCCGTCGTTGAAGGGTCAGGACTCCATCGTTAGCGGTCTGGATATCTTGAAGCGCTACCGACTGCACGTCACACGAAGGTCGATAGGCATATTGTCGAACCTCAGGGCTTACAAGTGGGACAAGGACCGTGACGGTAATATGACCAACAAGCCCGAGGACAAGAACAACCACGGTATTGATGCCATTAGATACGTTGCGCTGCGACACTTCGCCATCAAGCGTGAGGCGCGTGGTGTACGGTTGAGAAACCGATGACCCAAGTGAAGCGGCGAAAAACAATTCCGAAATTTTGCGCTGAATAGCAATATTTATGTTTTTTATCTTATTCTCATTAGTGTATAGGCATATTAAGTTGTTTTATAAAAGTGAGTTAATAATAGAGTTTTTTCTACGCATTTGTTCATAATAACATTGATTAAAGTTTATAATGTCTTGTTTAGTTAAACGTATCTATGTATGAGCCGACTTGCAGCGATGCCCGTTGGCTCTTTTAGTTAATTTATCGTAAAATATAAAGGAAATCGGAATAACGTTGCATAAATATTCCTATCTTTGCACACGAAGCCAGAGGGTTAGGCAATGGAAATGAAAGTTTTAAACCCTTAAAATTTAAACGATTATGCAATTATGTTCATGTCCGGCCGCAACATCTCTGACCACCATCCCCGCTGCTGGTTGTCCTGAGACCTTCGGCCAAATCCAGAAGCTTGCCTTCCAGCGTTTGAAGAAGGCAGACGGTACAGAAAACAAGTTCACCACATCGAATGACATCAAGCTGAAGGCATCGTGGACGGCACTCATGGCCGCTGCCGATGGCTCAAAGGTTGTAGTCAGTCCCTATGTGCAGGCTCCCACCAACGAGGCAGGATCAGCCCGTACGTTCGGAGGTGGTAACGAGACATTGGGCGGTGTGGAGATCGTCATCGGCCGTGAGCCATCGACATTCTCAGCCGTCATCCGCTCTATCCAGCAGTCCATCATCAAGGTGATGAAGGAGTTGCAGTGTGAGGCATCTGCCGACAATCTCGGTGTGTATCTCTTCGATGAGAACGGCGCTATCGAGGCCATCAAGGGCGGCACAGACCTTGCACCAACCTACGCACCCATCCCCATCCGCTCATTGTTCATCGGTGACAAGGCTCATGGTGGTCTGGAGGCTCCCGACTCGAATGCGATTTCGTTCTCGTTCCTGCCGAACTACTCCGATAACCTCGGCATCGTGAAGCCTACGGACTTCAATCCGCTGACAGACCTCGTTCCCGCATCTTAATCTACGAAGGTTATGGCAAAGACAACGCAAGTAGTACTGGAACGTCAGTTTGACGGACAGGCAACCGAGTTCGAGGTCAGCCATGCCGAGCGTATCTTAGCGATGCCACAGAGCGGCTGGCAGTTGCCGAAGAACTCAGAATATGAGTTAAAGGATGGCACTCTCATTACAAGAGATAAGGGAAAGAATAAGTGAGCACCGCAACAGGGATGTCCTGACGTTGGCACAGCTTCACCAGAACAGGCTACGGCTCCATTGCCAGTCTGTTCCCTCGACACCTGCCTTGGCGCAGACGTACCATGTCGGGCAGAAGCGGCCGTATGACCTCGGCACGTTCATGGGTCGTGAGGGTGTCACGCAGGCGCTCGGGGATTTCCTCGGGATGGTCGAGAAGCTGATTCCACATGACAAGTTCGTCATCTTCCAGACGTTGTTCCGCTTCCCCGTCAAGACCAATGAGGTCATGAGCGAGGTGTTTGACAAATTGAGCCGTATCTTCGAGGGTCGCAACCCTGCTTTCTCCTATCAGTTCGCAACTACCGAGCAAAGAGACGATTGGGAGTGGTATCGTCAGGAGAAACTCGGAGAACCGACCGTTTGGTCAACGAAGGGCTGGGAGTTCTTCCAGACGGAGATCAACAGCGTGATGATTGTGGACCTGCCCGTTGAGCAGGAGGCGGGTGACCGCTATCCGCAGCCGTATTTCTACTGGCTTCCCATCCGTGATGTCGTAGAGTACAAGGCTGACAAGACCACGGGGCAGATGTACTACATCATCTTCCGTCAGAAGGATAACAAGCTGGCAGTCATTGATGATGAAAGCTACCGTATTTTCGAAACCAAGGATGATATGCCTGTTGGTGATCCTCTCATCGAGAACCGCCACGACCTCGGGTATTGTCCAGCACGGTTCTTCTGGTCGGAACCGATGTCGCTGGAGTTCCCGGACATCAAGCGTTCGCCAGTCACGAAGGCGCTCGACAATCTCGACTGGTTCCTGTTCTTCTCGATATCGAAACGTCATTTGGATCTGTACGGCTCTTATCCCATCTATTCAGGTTATGAGCAGGACTGCGATTTCCATAATGACAACACGGGAGACTACTGCGATGGCGGTTTCTTGAAGAACAGCAAGGGAGAATGGCTCTGGGATGCCAACGGGCTTGTTCCGTGTCCCAAGTGTCACGACCACCGCATCACGGGTGCTGGCTCGTTCGTGGAGGTTCCCGTACCTATCGAGGGACAGCCAGACCTGCGCCATCCAGTGGATATGTTGACCGTTGACCGCCAGTCGCTCGACTATAACGTTGAGGAGGAGAAGCGTCTGCGCTCTACCATCATCACGTCCATCGTGGGACAGAATGAGGAGGTGACGCAGCGTGAGGCCGTCAATGAGCAGCAGATAAAGGCGAATTTCGAGAGTCAGGCAACAGTCCTCAACAGAGTGAAGAAAGGCTTCGAGGAGGCGCAGAAATGGGTCGATAACACTTGTTGCCGTTTGAGATATGGCACATTGTTCCTTTCGTCATCAGTCAGCTACGGCACGGAGTTTTATCTGTTCTCAACGGATGAGTTGCGTGAGCGTTACAAGACGGCAAAGGAAACGGGAATGTCGGAGTCGGAACTGGATGCCCTGCACCAGCAGATCATTGAAACCGAGTACCGCAATAACCCGCAGCAGTTGCAGCGAATGCTCATTCTCGCTGAACTCGAACCCTACCGCCATCTGACACGTAACGAGGTGGCCAACCTCTACCAGACGGGCATCGTTTCGGTTGAGGACTATCTCGTTAAGCTGAACTTCGCCGATTTCATCCGCCGCTTCGAACGTGAGAACATGAACATCATCGAGTTCGGCAGCGCCACGGCCTACGACACGAAGATATCCACTATCAAGGAGCAACTAAGGGCATACGCTCAGGAGATTGCACCGAATACGAAACCACAACAACAGAATAACGAATAAAAATAAAAAGATTATGAGACAAGAACAACAGGTTCCTCTGGTGATGGAGATTGAGGGTATCAATAGCCTGACCACCGACCAGATTGAGCAGATCAAGAAGTACATGGAGAATGATGTGATGCTCTGTGTGCAGTTCAAGGATGCAAGCGGCGAGGTGTTTATCCCCGTTGCCTACACTCCCGAGATTATCGGTGATGATGAGAGCGTGACACCCGCCACCATCACAGTTGTCAATGGCGGTTCTTTGGTACAGGCCAACGTGGTACTGGGCGCACCCGTCATCAAGGGCGAGACACCATTCGAGACAAAGACCGAGGTGACCATCGAGGCCGAGGAAGGCGCTACGATCTTCTACACCGATGATGGAAGCACTCCCGATACCGAGTCGACAGAGTACACGGATGCAATCGAACTGACGGCTACGACCACCATCAAGGCCATTGCCGTGAAGGACACCTACCAGAGTCCCGTAGCATCTAAGACGTTCACCAAGTCGTAAGGCTTGAAAGTATAACAATTAAAAACAAAACGTTATGAGAGTTAAGTTTGGAGAGGGGACAAAGGACGTCCCATTGAGTGAGGTCACGGCAGCGAACTACATCGTGCCGCAGGGTGAGGAGAACACCTACCACGTCATTCAGGATATGGTGCGTTATGACCAGCGCACGGGAAAGAAACTGAGCGTGGCACGTATCCAGAAGT